GTTCGGTTATCTAAGAAAGCGTCCCAAACCTTGAACTCAACAACTTTACTACGCTTATAACTATCAAGTTTACTTTTATTAGTCATTCGGTTACTTTCTGTTCTAGCAATAGTCATTACTCTGCCTTCAGTAATCTCGCCATCTATCTCATTACCACCAACATACTGGTTAAACAACGATTTAATGTCTTCTTTAGTTTCTTGTAATCCTTTTGTTTTATCTGTTCTATTAACGATAACTATGTCCCTGACCTTATCCTGTAACTCCTGACTTACGCCTTTAATACCAACCCATCGCTTATCTTCAATAGTAAACCCTTCAAGCTGTTTATCTGCTTCTACCTTGACTTCTTTATCTATATCCAAACTAAAGCCTATATCAATGTTTAACTCATTCTCAGCTTCTTCTACGCCTTTCTTAAAATCAGCTTTCACTATCGCTAATAACGAACCATAGAACTTACTCGTATTAATTATATTAAACAACCTGCTCATAAACCCAGCAAAATTCTTACTAACACTTTTACTTAAATCTTCTTTCAACTCTTTATCTAAAGCGTTCAAAACCTCTTTTTCCCAACTTTTAAAATGTTTATAAAGAAAATCTGCATAATCGTCAGCGTTAGTTTCTTCTATCGCTTCATCAGTATTTTTATCTTTATTTATAAACGACTTATTATTTTTTTTTGGATTATCTTCTTTTTCTTCTACTTCGTTATTAGAACTTTCCTGAACAGGAGCGTCACCCCAAGCAACAGGTTTTAACCCTTCTTTTCGTCTTACTTCATTAATAGTATAAATCTTTAATTTAACTTTAGCCATAGATTGCTCGTGTTCAATCTTTTCTGCTACATCATCTTTCATAATAAACTTAAATTTAATCTTATCGTGGTCTATCAATTCAGGGATAATCTCGTTATTAATCTTATCTTCAATCAGTTTTAAATATGGTTTTACGGCGTTCTTTACACTAACCCGTTCCTGACTATCACCAGTAGACCTATTACTATTCTCATAAAAGCCTACTTCTTGAGGGCTTAACCCATACACAGCGAACACTAAATGAAAATACCATTTTTGTCCGTCTAACCATTGCATATCTTGATTACTTATCCTTAAATTAGTAAAATTAGTTTTTGCATTATGAATAGCAAGTTTATGAGGTTTATTTTGTATTTCTTTCTTCCAATAATCTCTGAACCTGTCAAGTTCAAGCTTAGGCATATCAACTTCAATGATACCGTCAGGGATAGCATTATTCTGAAAGAAATCTTTATTATACCTAGTAGATTGTATCATTAACTCTACTTCTTGCTGGATAGATTGTAACGGACTGAACCCATAAGGATAACTTTCACTATTAGGAAACATACAACCATATACTATTTCATCTTTATCAAAGAATATCGGTTTTGCAGAAGAGTTCCTGAAACTATACTGATAATACCCATCTAATATACCTTTTTCATCTACTTTCTTTAAAAACCTTGCACCATCGTAAGCAAACAATTCTACTAAATCGCCTTTATAATTTCTCGCTTTAAACAGAGTTCCGCCATCCATATCAAGAACATCGTTCAAAAATATTCCCCATAAATACCAGAAAGTGTCACCGTTCCTATTAGGATGTTTAAGTAACCTTGTTATTTTTTCAATATCAGAACTATAATTTGTTTCATCTTCGTTATCTACTGGAACTATATCCCAATCAGCGTTCATAACCTGTTTCTTAATAGCATTCTTAATCATTACTACCCAACAAGATTTAGCGAATTGTCTTAATTCATACACATTAAGTTTTCTTGGGACACCTAACTCTGCTGTGAAAAACCAGTTGTCGTGGTAAGGTAAAGAACTATTAACAGCTTCTCCACCGTTGAACAATCCTACTTTTTTTACTACTGGTTGAATCCAGTTGATTATCTTGTCTTTGAATGCCATTGAATGTGAAGAGGTGAAAAGATGAATACTACTTAATAACGAAAAGAGGTTTATAAATAATGTTGTTTCTATCCCATAAAAAAGCCGTATTGTTTTCTTGGTAATTCAAACCACATTCTCTGCATAATTGCATCAGAAATATCTGGACTACGACCTATCAACTCTTTAACTTCATCTTTTGGTATTATCTCAAACTTTGTGTCTTTATCCCAATTCTTTCTTTTAACCTGTTCTAACTCTTTGATTAAATCCTCTTTAACTTTAATATCTATCTCAGGATATACACCTATTAAACCCTTATTAATATAATCTGCTAACTTATCGTAACATTGAGATTTTAAATTCCTATAATTAACTTTCATATCTTTTTTATCCCTTTTCTCTTCGTTATCTATTGCACTTGAATTATTAACAAAATTTCTTACTCCTTCTAACTCATCACAAACACCACCACCAACGCCATCAGAATCTATCACTACATTACTTCTTGGTATTTTATGTTTCTTACACAAATGCTCAATTGCTTTTCTTACATCTTTTGTCGAAGTATGACCATCAGTTAATATCTGTTTTATATGTAACCCATCCCATACAATATAAACAGTCCTATCACTTCCAAACCTTGCAACATCTACACTTAAATACTTATTTCCGAACTCGCCTGTTAAAAGAAACATATCTATTATTTTATCGTAATCTATCATAACACTTGGGTCATCATCGTATTCCCAGTTTCCGTGAAGAAGCCTTTGTTTACTTTTCTCATCCAATTTGTTAAGGTTATCAATATAATGCTGAGATATATACTGGTTATCTGTTACGAACGCAGGGATAAAAACTCTATAAGGTGGTAATTTATTTTGAATACTCGGTTGATAAAATAAATAATATGCAAAGTTCTTCGCAGGATTTGTCCCAAGCATTATCTTAGGCACTAATCCATACTTATCTAATTTATACCTTAACCTTGAAGTTACTATCCTATAAGCCTTCTCACTAATCTGGCTAACTTCATCCACAAAAGCATAAGTATATTCTGTACTTCCTAAATTATCGAACTCAGGGTCAGTAGGGTAAAGAAACAAATCTTTTAACCAAATCTCGCTGCCGTTATGAAATTTAATAAAATTCTGTTGAGAATTGTATCTATAATGTTTATCAGGTTTTAATCCCCAATCTTTGAGAACCTCAAGAAGTGTAAGAAGAGTTGATTGTTTAAGAGAACTTAACCTTGCTCTGCCTATTAAATACCTTGTTTCTGGATAACGCAACGCACTAATAGTAATCCAACAACATCCTAAATAGCTTTTCCCAGAGCCAATCTATGCACTCCCACCATAAAGTATCTCGGTTGTGGTTTTATCATTTAAATATTTCCACGCTTGAAATTGCTTTATAGTAGGAGTAAAGTTAATCTTCATCTTAACATCTCACCTCTTTTAAATTATACTTGTTCGGTATTCCCGAATAACTGAATTAAACATCTTATATAATACTATATTCTACAATTATTTAAATGTTACTATAACCTCTCTCGGCTATCTCTATCAACTCCTTCTCGTGCATCTCGTCCTTGTGCATAACACATAAGGCAAAGATATTGAATAAACAACTCCTCCTACGCCAGAACTCTATATCATTTAATCTTCCATCCTGATGAGTGTGTGAAAGTCCATTATTAAGTCCTTTATTGACTATCAGTTGCCATTCCTTGATTTTCTTTATTAATTGGTCGTTTTCCATCTTATTTCTTGACTTGCTCTAAAAGTGTATCAATAAACTTTATTGTCTGATGTGCTGTGTCTGGGTCAACTTCTGAATAATCTTTCCTTTGAATTTTTAACCAATCTACTAACTTCTCTTGATTAATCCATTTCTTATTTCTAAATTCTTCCCAATCTTCTTTACTTCTTCTACATAAATTATGGGAATCTTGTTTTGCTATATCCATTGTTGTCTTTATCATATCTTCCATTATAACTCACCTTCCACTTTAACAATTATATCCAAAACACTCTTAATTTTTCCTACATATATGTAGTCGGTATCAAATCTAAATAATCTATTTGCCGTAACGATAATATCTTTTTCAATAATTATATATGATTCCATTCCTTTGAACACATAAACTTTTACATTATCCAGCTTTCTTAAAAATACATATCCAGCCCCCTTTAACATATTATGTTCTTTTATCATCTTATTCTAACCATTTTTTAAATTCATCAATATCGCTGGTTTCCCTTTTAACTTTACCAATCTCAAAATAATATTTCCAAATTGATAGTTTAAATATCTGTCTTGTATCTATAAACTTATTCATCATAACTCACTCTCCTTGTAGCCTGATAGGGATTCTATCATTTCTATTTGCCAATCACTAATACTCCTTATTTTTAATACATCTTTCAGGAATTGCTTAATATCAGGAATTTGCACTACATCCTCAACACCGTCAGGCAATTTAACACAAAACGCTTTATTCCTTAATGCCTTAGGATTGGGTTTAACAAACTTCTTCAACCTATCAACAACATCATTAGGAGTATGCCCATCCCACCAAGGAGCTTTCTCTAATTCTTTCCCTATAAACATCTCATACATACTTAGGGGCAAATGATAAGTTATATTTCCAATATTAGGCAGACCTATCCCAGCAATAAACATACCATCAAACATTGTTCCGTCATCGTGAAATTTACTTTTCCACCCATTCATTTTTTTAGATAATGCACAAAATAAAGTATGCCGATGTTCATATAATTCATCGAATGTGTGATACCCATCGCTAATACTACCCGCCTTTTTATCGTCATCAACGATATGGTCTATCATATCTCTGGTATAACCACATTCATCTTCATTAATACTAAAAACAGAGTATTGGATTTTTTTAATAGTAACGATTCCCTTTTTCATATCTTGAACAAAATACCTACACCCATAATGATTACCTACTACCAAATCATCTCTAATCTTTACCTTATCGCCTGCCTTTAATCCTTTATATTGTTCTTCTGTTATCATTTTTTTCCTCCAATTTACAAGGCAAATAAGTTACCCCAGCCTTCACCCTTGGATAATTAGATTTATACTTGCAAAACCCTTCATATTTACAAGAGCATGGTTTAACATCTGTAGCCTCATCCACCATGGGGCAATTAGTTGTCCCAATTAATTTCTCTAAATCCTCACCCATTTTATTTCCTCCTCACACACACTCTTGACGTTTCAAAATATTTACCAGTA